CTTTCGAACTGCTTGACGAAAGGAAACGTAATCGCATCATCCACCCCACCCCAGGAGGGGGCTGGTCTGTGCGGGCAAAACACCATCAAGTCACCGCATCCATTCCAAACAACCCCACCATGCTCCAACGACTTTCTGCCTTCACCGGTTCCGTCTTCACTTTCCTAATCCCGAAGATTCTCATCGGCGAGGTGGTCACTGGCGTTTTCTTCCACATTGACCTCGCCAGCTGGCTCAAGTCCATTTACGTGTGGACTGACATTTCCCTCCAGCGGCTGGGTCTCACTCTCGCAATTATCACAGTTGCCTCTATTGTGCCAGGCAACATCACCAAAGTTTTCTCTCGGCTCGCCGGGCACTTTTGGCGCCAACTTTGGTTTCCAGGCTGGCTCTTTTCCCTCGTCCCCTTCGTGATACAGGAAGTCACCGGCGCCCCTGGTTCCCGTGTGTGCACCTTTCTCCCTGGGCGTGGCTGGTGTTGGCAAGCCTGGCTCTGGCTTATTGGTCTCCACACGGTTTTACCTGGTCTCATCCCTGGTTCAGTGATCCCTTGGACCATGTTTTTCACAACCGCTGCTTCGTCTGGTGTGGTGATTGCTTTCACTGCAATCGCTGCTTCACTGGCTGTCGGCATTGTCCTCGAGAACCTCACAGCCTATTTCGCCAATCCCAACTTGCCGTACCCGGCCCTCGGCTACTCCATCTGGTCACCTGACTGGGATATCGATGAGAGTTTCACGGAAAGTCTTCTGGCACATTCCCGTTGGGCCGCGAATGCTGCGATGGTTTGGTACATGGGCGTCACCAACCGCGGCAACTGTTTGCGTGTCCCGAACTTGCCGGCCCTTCCCGCCACTGGCTTGACCAAGGTCAAGCGCCGCAACGTTGACATTCAGCTGCCCATTGTACTCGTGCAACCTGCTAACATTCCTGTCGGGCCTCAAGGCGTCCCTCTTGCAGTTTCACCACAGGGGCTTTCGTACCTGGAGTTCTGCCGCGCTGTTGAGGCTGCTTACACTGCCCAACCCAATCTTTATCCCGGATTGACTCCTGGACGTTCTTGTTTCTTTGACTGCGTCTCCCATTACTACGGCACTAGCCACATGTGGTACAGTTGGTACATGGCGTACTTCCAACGAACACCCGACCCAAACAATC